ATACCCATCATGTTGAACTGACTTCCATCTTTCAGGTGAACCATAAATTACAGGGACAGCTACTCTAGCTCCATTTTGAGAGACGTAAGGTTTTATAACATTATCAAAATAATATTTAATAGTCTCGTCAATATCTTTTAATCCTATAGTAAAGGGTTTCCAAGAATCATCTTTAAGAGAAATTTGACTAGCCCTAGCAGGATTAACTATTTGATCATTAGTTCTATTATCAGCTGTAGCTCTTGTAGGAACAAACTCATTAGGCACTCCATAAGTTTGACGTGATTGAACATAGTTATTTGAAATCTCAAGTTGAGATTTTGGTATTGGAATTTTACCTTGTTCTTGCTCTGCCATTATAGTCTTTCTTTAGTTATTCCAAATTTATCAGCAGGCTCATAATGAGCTTTACATAAAACTGAGTAATTAGATCCAAAATCACTTAGTCCTGGGTTGAGAGGATTAGGTTCATTTGGGAAATCTGGGTTTTTTCCAAGTAGATATTGGTTAGCAGTAATACTGTCTATTTCATAGTATCCGTTTTGATATAAAATTAAATCCCCTATTTCAGGTACTAATTGGGCATCAACTAAATCTTCTCTTAAGAAATAAAAATTTATAACCCAATTAAAATCTACTCCAAATTCATTTTCTTCATATGCTTGGTCTTCTCTATTAATTAAACAATTAAATAAGATAGGACCATCATAATATTTCCCACCAGCCGCTTCACCATATAGATTAAAAGTAGTTTGAGCTAATCTTAATTTGTAAAAAGAACATTGTTGGGTTATGATATCTCCCATCAACTCTCGAGTGACAGTTGTAAATAAATTAATATCTCTAGACCTTCCAAATAGTGCCATTAGCCAACATAAATTGTGTAAGGTACGTTACTTAATTCCTTTTGTAAACTATCAGATTCTAAAGCTCGTTTTTCTAATAATTTAGTCCTTGAAGTCTCATCTAAATAAGCTCTTAATCTTTCAATCAAGGCTGTTTTTTCAGTTGTAGCAGCTGCTGTTAAATCTCCATGATTTAAGGTTACCTCAGCATTAGGTATAGGAACAGTTGTGTATTTACCTCTAACATAACCTAACATTTCTTTACATAAAGCTAAAGTATATTCAAATATCCACTGTCTACCTATAGAATTTATATAAGAATATGTTGGATTAGTATAGGGAGCATTTGAAACATTAGTTATTTTACCTTGCCCCATGCTACCAGATACAATAGGATTATTACGGTCTGATTTTAAGATATACTCAAAAAATAATTTTTGATCTGAGAAAGGAATAGGAAATATTCTGAGTTGGTTATTAATTACTTCAAAGCTGTAATTTGATTTTCTAATTTGGTCATTAAATTCAATAGCTTGAATCTTTTGTAAGTCATAATTAATAGGCATTAATAAGAAATTAATACCTGGTGAGTATGAACCAAACCCAAAAGCCTGTAAAAGACCTTGAACATCAGTGCCTGTACCAGCATAAGGATCAAAATATCTTATAATAGGAGGAACAGACTCATAAAAAATCCTTTTAATTTCTAAATTACCAGCATCTATACTTTGACTAATAGCCCATTCATTTAAGTTATATTTTTGAACATTTCTTTTTAAATCTAAACTACCTGTTCTCCAAGTCACATTACCTCCCACTCCAGCTTCAACACCATATTGTTCAGAAATTCTAACAATAGTCCCTAAATTAGGACGTGTTAAAGTATTATTTAAATTTGAACCTGTTGGAGATCCTTCTAAAGATAGGAAATTTTGGGCTATTTGATAAGCGTAAACCTCATTACCATATGTTGTTACGGCTTCTTCAAAAGCAGTATAAAAATTAATATCTTGTAATTCTACATCTACTAAAGGATACCCTAACCTACGAGCTACAAACATAGCTACTCTATCAGCATCTGTTTGGAAATCTGTGTCATTATCATAAAACCCAAAAGGAGTATTACCTGGGAAAAATGATGAGGAGCCTGGCCAGATAGAAGTGTTCGCCATAATATTTTGTTATAAATATTAAGGAAGAGAAGTCATTATAGCAGCAGTTTGGCCTGAAATTGATGAAAATTTTAAAGCTGAGTTAATATTATAAGGAGAATCAGTGGAACAATAAAAATAATAAGTATATGATTGCCCTGGGGTAAGATTTGTTATAATCCATTTAGTAGAGATTTCATATGAGTCTGGGGTTGTTGGTGCTGGTATGGAAAATACGGGCTTATAAGGCTTTACCCCAGTAAAAGAACCAGTTGAAGATGATAATCCAATATAGTAATTGCGATTAAGAACAAGATTTAATGTAGAGTTAGAAGATAATCTTAGTCCACTTAATTCTACTAAAATTTTACCATTACTTGGTGTAATAAAACTAGCTGATATATTAGTAAGAGAGCCTGAAGATGAACCATCATAAAGAGTTAAAGTTTGGTCTGAAGGGGCTAATTGGTATCCTATAATTTTACCTAAATCTTCATTGTTTAATATATAAGAAGCAGTTAGAGCATATGAAGCACTAGTAGCTTGATCTGAGGTTAAAGTATATGAAGCACTAATAGCTTCTTGGACATAAGAAGCAGTTAGAGCAAAACTAGCTGTATTAACTAATAATGAAGCTGTAGATGTTGGAGTTGGGACTTGGTTATTATTACCCACCCAAACATAACCTGATGTTATATTAGGTATATCATTACTTCTACCAGCTCCTGTTATAACACCTGAACCATTGGTTGCTACTTTAATTACATTGCCTAGTTTTTGTATTAAGGCTGAACCTGTTGGTTTAATATTAGTATATCCTCCTCCAACAGCTACATATACAGCTTGACCTGCTTGGAAAGTTGATGTATTAACATTATTAATAAAACCTGATAATAAACCATATCCTTCTGCTCCTGGGGTTAATTGTTCATCTAATACATAAGCAGCAGGCATTTTAGCAGCATTACCAGCGTCTGCTAGATAAACATTTGAAGCATTACCAGTTGAGCCACTAACATATACTGGTGTTCCTTTAGGTAAAGTGACTGATTCAGCGTTTTTAACGGTCTCAACAACTCTTCTAGGGGCGGCATCTAATACAATTGTAGAACCATCACCTTTAGTAAATGTTAATTCTGTGAATTCATTTGAGGCATTTACTATAGCATTAGGAGTATAAGAAGCAGTTAGGGCATTAGTAGCTAAAGAAGAACTAATTGAAAATGAAGAAGTCCCATTTAAACTTCCTGTAAAAGATGAAGCTATAATATATCCTGAGGAAGAAATATTACCACTGGAGGTGATATGACCATTAGACCCACTAGCCCAAATAGAACCTGTTACTATCAAATTTATGTGGGACGTTATAGAACCGGGTATTCCTTGGGGACCTTGTGATCCTGATGGACCTTGTTCTCCTTGGATACCTTGTGATCCTGATGGGCCTTGTGACCCTGATGGGCCTTGAGGTCCAGTTGGGCCTTGAGGTCCTAAAGTTACTACTTCAACAACTGAACTAATAGGTTGGGTTAAATTAATAGTATTAGACCCTTGATCAGTTATTTGAACTGTAGTTCCATTAGAAGAATTTATTTCAATAGTAGACATTAATATGATCCTTCAGTTATTTCTCTAGATAATTTAACCTTTCCTTCTAATAATCGAGTTACAGTATAGCAATTCCCACTTCCTGATGAAATTTCAAGATCATAGGAAGCCAAATCAAAATCTAATAGGGAAGAAGAAGCAGCTGAGATATATATTCCTATAGTTCCTGAAGTGGGAGGGTTTAAGCTTCTTGAACCGCTTAAATTTAAACCAGTACCACAAGGATCTAGACTATTAGATAAGGTAAGGTATAAGGTACTTGACCCTGGGGAAGGTCTAAGTTGCATTCGGGCTTGATATCCTGTTAAATCTATAGGGTCTCCGTTAGAATCTTTGTAAGTTATTTCAAAATCTACAGTAGATCCTTGTTCTATAGTGAAGGAATATTTTCCGGCTGCCATAATTTATAAGGTTTATTATAAATATTACAACCATATAAAAACTTAAACTAAAGAAGATGAACGCCACCCCCCATTTAAATAAACATAAATTCTATATACACTAGCTGAGTTGAATAATCTAATTGTACCCTCAGGAGCAGATCCAGCAGGAACTGTTGAAGATATAGTTGCCATTGTTAAGTCACTCCTTAAAGTTAAGGATCCTGTAATATCACAACTAGAAGTAACTTGGAGACGTCCATTAATTCGGATTAAGTTAGTGTCAAATTCACCATAAATAAGTGGAGATGAGGTATTACTATTATCTATGTAAAGTTTATTAGATCCAGCTGCACTATTCCCAGCGTCATTTCCAATAAAAACATTATAAGTACCTGTATTAGACCTTCCAGCGTTTCTTCCTATAAAAACATTATACCCCCCTGTAGAACCATTCCCCGCTCCATCTCCAATAGAAACTCCATACTCTGTATTTTTAGAACTGGGGCCTATAGCTACTCCTGATTCTCCAACTATAGCTGTCGCTCCTATAGCCACAGCATTTCCTGAGTATGAAAATACAGTATCAGAATATGGTCCAATAATTACATCTCCATATCCATTAGAATAAGTATAAGTCCCGGCATCTACCCCAATTACAACACTTGAGTTACCTCCCGCACTTTGATTTATTTTACCAGTAACTGTTAATTTAGAACCATCAAATGTTAAATTAGACTCACCATTTAAAGTATTAGCAGTACCAGTAGCTGTTACTATATAATTATTAACATTACTATTAATTGTGACCCCTCCTCCCCCACCACCACTTCCAGTATTAACTGTTATAGTAAAAGTAGTACCACTACCCTTTGTAAAGGTAATTACATTTGAATTAACAGAAGCAGTTACAATAGCATTAGGTGTAAATGAAGTTGTTAAGGCTTGAGAAGAAGTTCCAAATAAAGAACCTGTAAATCCATTTAAACTATTAACTGATCCTGTAAATTGAGTTTCTCCAATTACTCTTAGTTCTGGGAGGGAAGAACCTGATAAGACTAAAGCACCAGTTATTGATAAGTTTTGGTTAAGATTACTAACAAAGGAGGCTGTTAAAGCATTTCTTGCAAATGAAGCTGTTAAAGCGTTATTAGCCCAACTTGAAGTTCCAAATAATGATCCTGTTATACCTCCATTTACTTCTAATGATCCTGTTATTTCAACTGTAAAATTATGAGCATATATTAAGTTTGATCTGTTACTATCGTCAGTTCCATTACCTACAATAAAGGCAGATTGTACTAATGATGTGGTATTCCATTGGCCCTGTACGTGTTGGTGGTTAGCTAATGCTATTGTTTGATAACCCTCCGTATGTGAATAAGATCCTGACGCTATTGTTTCTTGGCCTTCAGCATGCGAGTAGTCTCCTTTTGCTTGGGTAAAATCTCCTTCAGCATGTGAATAGTTTCCTATTGCTTTAGTAATACTTCCTTCAGCATGTGAGTATTCTCCTGTTGCTATATTCCCCTCTAATCCTTGTGATAAAGAACCTGTTATTGTTTGATTACCGTTAAAATTATTAGAGCCTGTAGTTGCAAGTGAGGCTGATTTTGCTACAAAAATTGGATCTGTTTCTTGATAATATGAAGCGGTAGCTGCTGTTCCGAATAATGATCCTGTAAATGCACCTGTAAATGATCCAGTAAATGAACCTGTATTACTTAAGAACTGATCTACTCTGTTTACTGTTAGTATTACAGAAGGAATGCCGGGAGTATCATTTATAGGTTCAGCATATAATCTCATACCCGTATCAGCTGATACCCATATGATCTGATAATAATCATTTGCAGCTGAAGAAACAAACCAATTCCAAGCAGCTACTACTTTAGTACCATTCCCAGATAATGTTAATTTTGTGGCTGAGTCTGTAAGGTCTATACCATTTTTTCTTAACCAAATAACTATCTCATCAGTACCAGAATCTGTTTTTTCTACTTGAGCTGAAAACTGAATATTGTATATTCCAGCGTTTTCTGTTTTAATATATGTATTGAATGGAGATGTTGATCCAGATATTGATACTCCGTTTGTTATGTCTGTTGAATTGAAAGACATTGAACGAGGTACATTAGCTGCAGGATTAGTTTGGGTTGTTGTGTCATAAAAACTACCATATGATCCTGTTGCTGTGTTAAAGATTGTACTCCCACTTAATGTAGCACTAACTGTTACTTGGCCTAATCCATTTGTGGGGGATAATGATATGTTAGGTCCTGCTAATAGTTGAGTTACTCCCCCATTTAAAGCATATGAAGCTGTTATAGAATTATTAGCCCAAGAAGATGTTCCTTGTAATGAACCTGTAAATGAGCCTGTAAATGATCCTGTATTATATGAGGATGTAAATTGATTTATACTTGAAGTAAACGCGTTAAAACTTGAAGTAGTTACTAAACTTGAAGTGTTAACACTAGGTAAAATGACTAATGAGCCTGTACCATCATAAAAATTAGTCCCATCAGTTTGGACTAATCTTTGATATGTATTTTCAATATTTTGGCCTGTTAAATCAGGTAATGCCATATTAGCTTATTTTTGACAACCCTTTTAAAACTCCTTCAATAATCAAACCTATTTGATTAGGATTTATATTATTTCTTTTGAGATAAGCTTCAATTAAGTTGTTAAGTTTAACCTTGTTATTAGAAATATTATTTAAATATATATTTTCTTTTTTAAGGAGGCCAATGATTTTTAAAATATGTTTACTTTCTTGTATAGATTGAGTAGTTTTAACTTTATCTATAGTAATTTTAGGCTTAGACTCTGTTATAATATTAACAGAAGATTCTTGAGATTTAACTTCAACAGTTATTTTTCTAGAAGTTTCGACTGTAAACTTAGATTCCCATGGTGTAAAATAGGTATCTTCAGCTATAACTTCTAATTTAATATTACCTTGAGTGTTTTCATCTAAAAGACCTTTTAGTTTTTTTATAGGAATTTTACACTTTCCATCTGAGGAAATTTCTCCTTTAAAGACTAAAGATAAATTTTCAGACTCAATTAATAAACGAGCTTGACTTTTTTTAACAGATGCTCCTTCTAATTGAATATTACATTCAAATACCTCAGTCTTGTCAGTGAAAATTTTATACATTATAAATCAACTTTAAGGTCAATACCTAGTACTTCTTTAGCTACTAAGGCTATGTCTGTTATACGTATTTGTCTATCTATAACTTCTTTGGTTTCTTTATACTCAGTACCTTCTACCTTACAAATTAATTTAATAAATTTTTTCTTTTTTTCTTTACCCTTAAAAATATCTGAGGGTGATTTACCACCTAAAAGTTCAGTTACTATCTCTACAATTAAAGCGCAGTCATCCCAAGTGAAAGGAGTAATACTTTGATTAGGAAATGGGTTAGATTCCCAAGCAAAATTAGCGGTATTCCACTGGAAGGGTATCCTCATTAAAGATTAGTTAAATTTTCAGCATAATAATTTCTTAAATCTTCAACAATTTCATTTCTATGATTAGAAGTTAATGTTATAGCTTCAAGATGTTTTATTTTTTTAGAGGCAGTGTATAAAAATTTAAACCCAGAATCACCTTTCTTTTTTAAGTCTATTTGATAAGTGTCACCACAAATAATCATTTTAGAACGTAAACCTAAACGAGTTACAATCATTTCCATTTGTTCATGGGTTACATTTTGAGCTTCATCAACTATAACACACGAATCAACAAATGTTCTACCCCTCATAAAGGAAACAGGTACAATTTCTATTTTACCATCAGTGATAAGTTTTTCAACTTTTTCTTTATCATATAAGATAAATAGATTTTGATAGATAGGTTGGACCCATGGGTCCATTTTTTCACGTAGATCTCCCGGTAAAAATCCAATTTCTTCTTTGGACACCGTAGGTCGTGTGATGATTATTTTTTCATAAATTTTACGTAATAATCCATCAAGAGCAACTTGACAAGCCAACAATGTTTTACCAGAACCTGCTTGACCAGCTAATAATGTTATGGTATTATCTAATATTTTTTGTTTAGCTTCTTTTTGTTCTTCGTTTAAATTAACTCTAAATTTAATCGGATTTTTAACTACCTTTTTTTCTCTAAAAATTTCTTCAGCCTCGGAAGTGTTATTAAAATGAGTCATAGAACATAAGTTTTTTTGTTTATAAATATTAGAAAAAAAAGACCCGAAGCTTAGCTTCAGGTCCTTTCTAATTAATTTACTAACTTACTCGATTAGAGGGTGTTCAAACCGTGCAAGTAAACCTTACCATAGTATTCAGGTCTCAACATTTTCTTAGCGTATCTTGTTAAGAGACCTTTTCTTGGTGTGAAGGTATCTGGATCATAAACAAGCGGAGTCATGATCAAAGGAATGTATGGTGAGAAGGTAGCACCAGTTTCGAGGAACTGTGAACCTCTGTAGCCCATTAAGATTACATTCTCAGTCATGTATGGGTTCTTGTAAACCTCATATCTGTTGTTTAACTGACCAATTTTCTGAACACCAAAGGCATACTTCATCTTAGCTGAGTCACCATCTGTGTTAGCGGCAAATCCTGGGATTGATTCAAGGATTGTAGCAGCAGTTGGAGACAATACTAAGAAGTTAGCGCCACCTCTTAAGGTTAACTGGTGAATCTTGTTACTAACTTTTTGTAGTTTAGTACCAAGAGTCTGGAACCACTGGCCTTGGGTGTTGTAGAAACCTAAAGTAGCAGATGTTGGGGCAGTTGTTGAGGTAGCAGCGAAGTTGTTAACTGCTGACCAGTACTCAACTGTTAGAGCGTTTTCAATTAACATACCTAGGATTTCAAGGTCGATTTCCATAGAGATGTATTCACTCATAATGCTTGTCAACTCAGCCTCAGCATCAATACTGTGATAAGCATTCAAGTCTTGAGCAAATTCAGGTGTCCAAACAGCTTTTAGTTTTCTTGTTTTAGCGACAATCGCCTCAGATTTCATCTTAACGTTGATTTCTGGGATGTCAATTGGGTTGTTGTAGTTATTTATAGCAGTGTTACCATCTTCAAAATCACCTCTGTTTCTATCAGTTGGTTGTTGAACATAGATAATTTCTAGACCAGAAGGTTGAGTAGCTCCACTAACAAATAAGTTAACACTATTACCACTAGCGTAGTTAAATTGCGGATAGTTTACATCTACGTTTGCACCTGACACAGTGTAACCTCTAACACCTTCTAAATCAGGAGCGTTAAATGATGTAGTTGGAACAGTTATAATCTTAATAGCACCAGCGGCAACTGAAGCTGAAAGATCAGAGTCATATCCAACACTAGCCCAAGAAGCAGAAGTAAATGTAGCAGAAGCACCAGCTGAAGCTGTTACATTAAGCGAGTAGGTCCATCTACCAGCTCCGTAAAGACCATTTGTAGGGGCAGAAGTAGTATCAGTAACACCATACATAGAAGAGTTACCAAACACAGCACTACCTGTTGGGAATTTACCATTTTGATTATTAGTTGATCCACCTCCACCATATTGGAAGTCGAGGAAGAAAACAAGACCAGAAGGAAGGTTCATTGGTTGAACGCTAACAAAGTCTTTTGCCGCGATTTGACCAAATACTTTTCTTACAAGTGGAAGAGCAATACCAGCCCATTGCTCACCAGTACCAGCTGTAAATCCAGCAGTTGAAGCGGTACCACCGCCAGTTTGGGAAGATTCAACAACAAGTTGTTTAGCTTGGTTTTCAAGAATGAGAGCCATGTTATTTCTTTCGGTCTCAGAGCTTAAACCTTCTAACAAACCTGTTTTTTCCCATTTTGAAGCTAATCTAGCGGCGTCGCTTTGAACGACTCTCCACTGGTTAGCACTTTCTAAAAGAGAGTGTAAGTTTGACATTTTGTTTTTTAATTAATTTTTTTTAAGTTAAACATTATAAAATTCCAGCCAATTTTTGGAACCTTTGAACCATTTGATCCGATTCAACAATTGGCTGCTTTGGAGCTACACCTGCTGGTTTTGAAGCCATACCTAATGATTCTTTAATTGAAGATTTTGTAGTTATTTTACTAACTAATCCTTCATTTAAAGTTTCATAGATAATTTTGGTTTCTCTTACAGAGGTAGCTTTATCAAAGGCAGATAAAACCTTTACTTTTTGACTTTCAGTCAAATTTTTATTTCTAAAAATCTTATTGACATAAAGAAGTTTAGAGTTAAGAAGATTAACTTCGTTAAGTTCTTTTTTAAGAATCTTAATAGCTTTAAGAGCTTCAGCTAATTCAACAGATTCTCCTATTTTACGAGGAGCTGATAAACCTGATGGGTCTTTACTAATGAATGTTTTTAATTCTTCTCCTTTTACTATTTTGGAAAGGGCTTGATAAAATTTAGCCATTTGAGATCCATCATAATCTTTTGAAAATTCTTTTCTAAGTGAATCTAAAAGATCATCATAAGCTTTTTTATCAGTTGTAGCATTTGCTACTAATTTAGGATCTTGTTTAGCTAACCAAGTTTTAACTATTTCACCTTCATTACCAACAGCTACTTTAATTTTAGAAATAAGATCTTTTAAACCTTCTTCAATTTCTTCTTCAGCTTCCATATCTCCCATATCCATTTCTTCTTCTCCTTCTTCTTCCTCTTCATCAGAGAACTCAACAGGATCACCTCCAGCTTCTAATTCACCAGATTCAATCATGTCTTCAATAACATCTTCAATGAGAGCTTTAAGCTCATCTTCATCCATCTCGTCAAGGTTGATTTCTTCATCAAGGAATCCTAATGGTTCACCTTTAGGAGTATTAGCTCCGATGTTACCATGAGGCTCTGAGGTTTCCTCTTCCATAGTTTCGTAATCTCCCTCTTCAAGATCTAATTCCGCTAAGATTTCTTCGAGGTCAAATTCCTCTTCAAGCTCTTCAGCTTCATTAGTGTCTTCCATACCATAGCCTTCCTCCATTTCATCTTTATCCATTCTTACTTTATCAGCTTCAGCCAAATCATCCTCGTCTTCCTCTTCTTCTTCAGCTAAAATCTGGGCAGCAAGCATAGATTTAATTTGTGGAGTGAAAGCTTCTTCAAGAGCAGCCTTAGCATTAGCTAAAGCAGTTTCTTTAACAGCCTTCGCATCAGCGATAGCCTCTTTCAGCAAATCTCTGTTTGTTGACATTTTGTTCCTAAAATTTTTGTGTTAAGAAAATACGCTTATTAAAAGAGAAGCGTAATAGTAATTAATAAAAAGAATGCTACATAAGTAGGTTGGTAGCATATTATGTTAATACATATAATAGGAAGAATCAAAATATGATTCTCTTAAAAATTTATAGGGCATTGCCCATTATTACAGAGTATTTCTGTAATTATTTCGTTTATTTTAGTATAATCTGTTGTAACAGGAACTAAACCTTCACTGATAGGGTGAACATAAGCACCAGGTGTTGAAGGGGTTGAGACAAAATCCCAACATAAAAGTTCAAAATCATCTTGAACTTCTTGAGTTTCTCCTATAGGTTTTAAACTACCCATACCACGTGATGAAACTCCTACTGTTATTCCATTTTTGAATAACTGAGTTAATATATTACCTGATGGGGTAGGTAAAATTTCAATCTTACCCACAACATCATTACCATCCCACCATATATCTTTTATATTATGGGAGACATTTTTTAAGTTTATTATTTGAGAATCTGGGTGATCTAATTCACCTAATGCTCTATTTTCTCTAATAGGTCCGTCCTTATATCTTTCAACTTCTCTTTCTAAGATTTCTCTTGGATATCTCCTCCCATTACCATTTTTTGTTTCAGCGGTTTGGAGTCTTCCTTCAACCATAAGATTTCCTCCTACAACTTTAGCTTCACTAAGTTGTTGGGGAGAAAGATGAAAAAGCTGAATGTCTATAAGGACTTGTTTCATTAATAGTCGTAGTCAGATTCGTCAATAGTATCATCCATTTCTTCTACAGTACCTTTGAGTTTATCATATTTCTTCTCAAGTTGTACTTTAGCTCTTTCAAGAAGCTTTACTTCTTTTTTAATTTGACCTTGTCTTTTTTTATCAACAAATTCTTTGACATCATCTCTCTCGAAGATAGTCATTGTTTCGTAGCATTTTTTAATTTTACCTTCTATAAAATTAATTTTAGCTTCTAAAGCGGCTACTTCACCGATTTTTTCGGCTTCTTTAAGATCTTCTTGAGCTCCTTCTTTTAATAAATCTATAAGTTTCATTTTATTTTCTTTTAAGTCTCCGTAGCCGGATGATTTATATTTTCCTTTTGATTCTTTTGGTTCACCTAAACCAGGAGCTTCTTTAGTATATCCTAATCCTTTAACACCAAAAGCAGCATTCTCTAAATAATATAAAGAATTTTTAGCTAAATTTTTTCTTACTTTTTCAGTAGCTTCATCTAAAGATAATTCAGAATCTTGTTCAAGTTCAAATCTAATGCCTTTTATTACTTGGTCAAAGATTTGGTTGTCAAGATTTTTCTTATTATAAATGTCATATATTTTAGACAAATCTTCTTCTACTTCTTTTGATGTCTTTTTTTCTTCAGCCTTAACATCTTTAATTTCTTCACTTAAGAATTTATCAAATGAAGTAAAAGGATTTAAACCAGAAGAAGGAAGTAAAGGAAATATATTTTCAGCTATAATATTTTTATTTTTAAGCAAAGTAGAAGTTTGATCAAACCCTGCTCCATTAGGAATAACATCAGGGAAGAGACGTTTAGCCTCTTTAACAAATACATCTTTATGGCCTTTACCCTCTTTAATTAAGTTATATTGGGTTTGAAGTGTCTTCATAATTATAAATATTAATAGTCATAAGTAGATCCCCAAAGATCTTTATAATCATATACTTTAGAACTTTTAGCCTGTTTTTTTCTATTCACAGGTTTAAAGCCTAATTTAGAGTATTGAGTATCTTTAAATGATAATGGTTTTCTAGCTATAAAATATTTAGAAAGATATCCACCTGCCCCTCCAGTTGTGGATATTTCCTCTAAATGTTGTTTAATGAATTCTTTTAAGTTCCTCTGTAAGCTCATAATATTGTAATAAATTTACTAAATCATCATTTTTAACCTTAGTTGATTTATCAACTTCATGAATTAATGATAATATTTCATCAAGTTTAATCTTAATAGCTGGATTTTTGATAGATGGGAGGGAATTTTTAATAGAAGTTTTAATTTCATTAATTTTTTTATTGTAAAATTCTCTTAATTTAGGAGTGTTATCAATAGAATTAATGAATTCTTTTAGAATTTCTTTTTGGGATTCATTTAAGTTAGCATACTTACCATTAAACTTTTCTAACATTACCTTATAGGTAAGTACTCTCAAGTCTTTATCATATTTTTTAAATTCCTCTAATAAATTCTCTTTTACCTTAGCTTTATTAATAGGAGTTTGAGTTAAACTCTCTAGTATAGTTAACTTGTTATCTATTATTTGATTAGTCTCTGAGAGTTTGTCAGAGTTATAGATTTCTAAGAGGGTATAAAGGGCAGCATATTCCTTATAATTAGGAACTTTGTAATTAAAAAATTCTTCTAAATTATAATGATTTTTTATTTCTTTAATTAAATTATATTTTTCTCTTCTTAAATTAGATCTGTTTAATTTTTGAGAAGCTTCTAATACAGTATTAATTACTATATTAGCTTTAGCTTCACTTACATTTTTATGTTTAAAAAGAGTTTCATATAATTTATATTCTTTTCCTAATTCAGTCTTAGCAAAAGATTTTTTTAAAATGTCTAAAGAAGGAGATGAACCCCCAGATAAGGTATCAGCTGTAATTTGTCTAACTAATAGTTCAAATAAGATACCTGTATTTTTTATTTTAGAGTGTTTGATCCCCATCAATTCATAGGTTTTTTATAAATATTATGAAAGTATTATTCTTTAATTTGATTTTCATCAAGTAGTGATTCTTTTTGTTTATCATTTTCAAATACCAACTGTTTTTTATTAACTGGTATATTACTTAAAGAATTTTTATTTTTATGATATATAGCTTTTGCTTCTAGGGCTAATGGAGATCCACCTTTATATGTTGGTCTTATTGAATCAGACTCATTATTATCTTGGTCTTTCATTCTAAGAACACCTAATCTATCTTTACCAAAAGCATCTTGTTGGGTACCTATTCTTGAAGCTTTTTCTCTTGGTCTACCTAAGTCAGCTTTTTCGTTATACCCAGCAGGTACCTCATCATTTGTGTAATACCTACCTGAACCATACAATGATGCTAAGTCATGGGGAGTACCGTAAGATTTACCAGATTCTAATGGGTCATTACCTTCATTTTCAATCTGGTTTAATCTAAATTTACGTTTAACATCTTCTCTAATTAAATCTCTATATTCAACATATTCATCTTCACTGAAATGGAATATATGGTCATACACCCAATCAGTTGGGAGGAGTTTATTATCTATAATTTGGTTAGCTAAATCAACTTTTTCCTTTAATAAGGCTATTCTTTCTTGATCATAAATAATTGATGGAGTAGTTAATCCTAATTCAAAATTTGTTAATGTTTCCCCATCATATCCTTGAGTGTATAAATGAACTATAGCTATCTTATATAGTTCGGATAACATAATTCTTTGAATTCTATCTATAGTACGAGCAAATCTAATATCTTGAGCAGCTAATGTAGCTTTACCTTCAGTTGTTTCATCATAGCCCATAAAAGCTTTAGGTATTTTAAGAGCCGCAAATAATTTATCTCTTAAATAAACAACATCTGTAATACCATCATATTGTAATCCTTGTAAAGTATCAATCTTAGTATTAGAATCACCTCCTCTTACAGGTATAAAGAAATCTTCAAGCATGTTTTGCATGTTGAATTTTAAATTATAATCTCCTGTTTGTTGGTCAATATATGGGGTACGCTTCATTTTAGAGATGGTCTTTTGCATAAATCCATCTACTTCAGCGGGATTAATATTACCTATATTAATATAGAATATACGCTTTTCAGGTGCTCTTACAATTCTATGAACTAACATAGCGTCCTCCATAAGTGTATATTGTTTAAACAACTTACGAGCAGGTTCAATATAACTTCTACCATAGGGTAAATAACTAACATCTGAGATAAGTCTAAAATGGGCCATTTCATAATTATCAAAAATAATCATGTTTGGTCCGGCTGATGTTGAACTGTTAGGTGATACTAAGCCTCCATAATAACCACCAAATGTTCCACCTCCACTTAAACCATCAGGATCAAATTTAAACTGGACTTTATCTCTATTATTTTTATCAAATCCTTCTTCTCTAATAATGTTATAGGCAGTGTAAGGAATAACATTATAACTCCAAATTTTTCAGCTATTTCTAATTTAAGGAAAAAGTCACCGTATTTACACATTTGGCGAGTCCACATCCATAAGTTAAATTCAATGTTTAAAATATCATAGAATAGATTATATAAAATTCTTTGGACTTTATCATCACTACTCTTAATAGTAAGTACTTCACCCATTTCATTTTTAAGACTACATTCATCTGCTAGTATATCTAAGGCTGAGGCTATGATAGCATCTGTATCCATAGCTTCATAATCAGAATATAACTGAACCCTAAGAGTTTGGTAGTTTAAACCTGGGTTATAGATAGGGGAAGCATTAGTAGTATGAAGACGAGTATATCTATCATATAATGAGTTAGTGTTGACTTGACCAGCTACTTGGGTTTGGTTAAAGTCAAGGACTTTTAAAGTATCTCCACCAGTATTACGAATAATAACATCAGTAGAAAATAATCTTTTTAGTCTTGTAAATACGCTTGTATCAGCCATTGTATATTAATATATGAATAAATATTTAAAGAAGCCACCTAAAATCCTCATTTCCTCCAACTCCATTAGGCATTGAATAAGGATTATCATGTCCTGAGGAGAAATAAGCCCCCTGGAATGGGGTTTGGGTTTTAGATATAGCTCCTAACGCGGCTTTAGCTATATCTAAACCATGTTGTCTAAACTTAAGAGCGGTATCTCTAACATATAAACCTATTCCAAAACTCATTATCAAATCATCATTATAGCCTGATTGGGCTTCTGCTCTACCATTTTTCCAAATGAAAGTTCTCATTTCTTGAAGGAGTCGTTTAGATTGAACAGTCACGCTTTTATCAGAGACATATTCTTGAAATTTACCAATAACCATAGGTCGAGTTCTCATAGACATAGTAAAACCAGGAGTTTGAGATTGGTTATTCTCATAATTTCTCATATAAGTTTCGGCAGTTACTTCTTGAGTTTTAGGAGAATAATATAAATTTCTATATTCTCGTTCCATAACAACTTGAATTGTAGACCAACCTATGTTAGCATTTTCTATAACTAACAAAGCATTATTATACTCAGTAGCTATGCCTACTAAAAGATGACCAAATTCTTTAGTACCAATTTGTCCTCTATATTCTCCAACTTGTATATTTGATTCAATATCAAAAATATGGAAAGCAGAATAGTCTTTACCATCACCCCTAGCTACGTCAGCAGTGATCATATAAGATCTTGAATAATCAACTGGTTCCCAAATCCATAAATTTTTATCTACACCTCTTTTTTCAACAGGATCTTTAACAGTTGTTTGTTCAATAAATTCTAAATATTCTGGATAGAATACAATATCTCCTGAGGTATTAAAGTCACAGTCACATTCTTGGGCTGCTAATCTTGGGTTACCTAATAGTTCATCTTGTTTATCTCTCCAAGATTGGTCACGTTCAGGGTGAACAAACCAAGGTAATCTTATAGGTAAAAATTCATTCTCATTAGCCTCTGCTCGAGTCCAAGTTCTATGAAACCAGTTTCCAGTACCATAAGGAGTAGATAAAGCAATACACCCACCTCCAGTGGCTAGGGTTTGTTGTGCTGAAGCCCAAATTTCATCAATTTGTTCAATGAAAGCCGCCTCATCTATTAGTAGGAGAGATACTGCTTCAGATCTACCTGCATCACTTGAAGCTGCTACTGCTTTAATTTGTGATCCATTTTCTAATCTCAGTGATAATCTGTTATTTTCAATGGAATTTACTTTAAGCCAACTAGGTAGATTATCATACATAAAACGTACTTTAGTAACCATATTCTTGGCTGTATCTTGCTTGGTAGCAATACAAAGTACATTTTTATCTTTATGGAAGATCATTAACCAAAGAGAATATCCCGCAGTTAAAGTTGATATACCTAACTGGCGGGATTTATTAATAATTGTGTAATTATTATCTCTAACTAAGTGTAAAACTTTTTCTTGAAATGGGTATAAATGAAAGTTAACTCTGCCTCTTTGAGGGTGTTGAATCATACAATATTTTTTCATAAAATGCACTGGGTCTTGCGCACATTTTAGATATTCTTCTCGTATGATTTGTTTTAAGTCACTCATTTATTTAGGGTATATTTCTAATACAAATAAACCAACAGCGAATAGTGATAAAGCTCCTATTGCTCTTCTATAAGATGTTATTTTATCTTGGGCGTCTTCTAATTTAGAATTTAGAACTTTATTTTGGGCTTCAAAACTAGCTCTAGACATGTTACAACTGTCTAAAGTAGATTGATAAGCTTTTATTTCTTCATCTCTTCTAGAAATAATAAAGTCTCTATAAAAAATAATTTCATTAAGTTCAGTAGTATCTTGTTTAAGAGATTCTACTTCTTCTTTACATAGATCACACAAACTTAATTCAGTTACAACTTCAACTAAAACGTTTCGTGGTACACAAATTAAAGAATCTTTATTTATATCTGTCTGTGAGAAACTTAGCAAGCTCATCATTAGACATGCTGTCAATAGTAGCAACTGTTTCATTGTATTTTTTTCTTAATTTGTTTAATTCTCTATTACGAATTGAAATTGAAGTTCTGAGACTGTCTGTTTTAGAATTAGCTATAGTTACTTCTTGATTTAAACTATCAGTTAGTAAATGAAGAGAATTAAGTTCGTTTTGATATTTTTGATTATTTTCTTTTATCAAAGCTTCACAATCAACACATTTAGGTCTAGTTAGGTCTATAAACATATAACAACCCAAAACCCAAAATAAACTGGTTAGTAAAACTGTTAATAAAAGTTGATTTTTCATACATTAATAAATATCAAAACAAACTTTTAGTACTTGTTTTACACGTTCTTTAGTTGAACCCTTAAGTTCATGATGCCAGGGCTTATGTTTAGCAAGTAATATTCTAATAGTTTTATCAATTTCATCTCTATATTCAATATCTGTTTCTCTAACTCCATTATCTTCAATTTCAATTCCTTCAGGAGAAACATAAAAAATATAATCATATTCTCTAATAAAACGTTTAGCATATTCTTCAAAAGCATCTCCATCAATATAACTAATAGATTTAGCTAGTTTAGTAAATGCTATAACATCAACTATAGTCCTATCTGTTATAATATTTTCAACCATTAATTCAGTACACCTTTCAGCCAAAAATATATTTTGACCTTTAAGTGTAGAATCAGTATTTAAAGGAATACCTAATGAATTAAGATATTTGCTACGTTCAGTAGCAAAATTATAATCCTTAAATTCAGGTACATTTTTTAAAGCGTTAACCAGTGTAGTTTTTCCTACACTCATTGTTCCACAAAACCCTATTTTCATTTTTAATCAAAACTTTTAATATATAAAATAAAATCTTCCATTACTTCTTTTTGAAGACGAGTACCATTTTTAACATTTTCTCTTAGTGAAGATAATGAAAAATTCTTAGATTCCAAAATTAATTTCTTAGTATCTTTAAGAATAGATTCACACACTAATGTATATTCTGGGGTATAGATGGTTTCATCACCAAAATCTTCAATATCCTGAAGATAAGATTCAATTAAATCTGGAAGATTTTCCTTTGATAGCTTCATAAAGTAAGTGGGTTAATTTTATTACAGTTTCTTTAAGTTTTTCTAATTGTTTTTTAAGCCAAGATTTTTGTTCGCCTATTCTTTTACCTTTAAGGGGTAATTCATAGTTTTTCATATGAGGAATTAAATCCTTACTATATGTACTGCCTGCCAAAATCACAAAATTATCTTTATCTAAATCATATCCTTTATTTTTTAGTTGAGATAAAACAACATCAGCCCATTTTTGCCTATCTTCGGCATTCATGTCTTTTAATGTTTTATTATAAGGATCAATAACTTTATTTAAAGGTAATAAATGATGTTTAGCAGACAAAATAAACATAGCATTTGGTTTAAGACTTTCACCATATCCTAAGCTTTTTTTAAATAGGTCTGATTGATATAAGTCTCTGGCCTTAGCGGGTTCGCTTAATTTTTGGGCAACACAACTTAAAAGTACTACTGTACGAGCCATATGTTATACATATTAGCTCCTCTCCTTATATGCTGGGTTTTTAAACCAAGGTAATCCTTGGCGATCACTTTTAAGTTCATTCCATTTTTCTTCAGTGTACTGAATGCCATGGATGTAGTATTCTCTTTTTCGGTTGTTACCCTCAGGGATAAGAGCGGGGCCATCCCAGTTATGAAGTTTACCTTCCCAGGTGTAGGCAATGGTACCATCTTCAGGCTTAATAAGCCGACGAGGTTTGTCAAATTTTTGTTTTGTCATTTTTATTTAAAATTAAATCAAAGTTATATCTTTAATAATGGTTTTTTCACTTAATTGATTAAGATGGTATACTAAGCATTTACTAAACTCAATAGAGTATTGAGGATAAGTGTTTACTAAGGCAGCTATTAATTTTTCTATTGGAAAATTAAGTTTAGAATATTGTTTTGGAAAAAGTTTTTCAACATATATTTTATTTAGATTCTTTCTAAAGAAAGTATAATTATTATTCATAGAACTTTTTCTTAACTCAGGAAAAACACAATAAAGAAATATTAAATAAGGTTTAGAAGATTCATATTCATTATTAGATATAATTTCTTTAGCTAATTCCCAAGATCCCATATCATTATTTTTTAACATTCCATATAATGTTTCAAAAACATCATAATCAATTGTTAATCCTTTATTGATATCTTCTTGTAATGAAGAATCTAATACAACTTTAATATTATATTTTTTAATATTATCTATTAAATCTATTAAGAAATCAAATTTATCATAAGCTTTTACACTCCCATGTCGTCTTTTTAAGGCATATCCTTTAATAATTTTAGTTGCTTTATCTTCTAAAACTGCTTTAAAGTCTGGGTGGGTTTGGGTTATAGAGTTATAATTCTCAGAAGTTATAAATAAATAAAAGTTTGGGTCAAGTAGGTTATCTTTATAAGAATTAAAGGTAAGGTTTTCTAAAATTATATTTTTTGCTATAGGAGAATTAAAGATAATATACTCATCATAGTTAGATGTTAGATATTCTCTTTCAATAAAAGAATCACTAATAATAACATTATCTAATTGGCTAAATTTACGAGCTGTTGAAATATTAAGTTTATTCTCTTTAATATAATTTTTCAACTTATAGTTAGGCAACTCAGATAAAGAAGTTAACCAAAGTGTTGAATTATTTTTAATTTTATTATTTTTAGATTCCTGAAAAAGGTTTTGTAAAATTTCTTTAGTTTCTTGGGGAATGATTTTAGTTGATAGACTTGAATCATCAAGACCTGAAAAGAAAAATTTACCAGGTGGGGTATGATAAATAGGGAGTAATATCATTTAGCAATTATTTAGTCAAAAACTTGATTAAGGTTTTATTTAAAGTTAATGTTTTAAACGCTGATGGGTTGCCATTATAAATTGATTTTACAATTTTATATTTTAAATCATCAGCAAATACTTCTTCATTCATCAAAAAGGCTAAACGATTAATATAATCAGATTCAATTTTATTTTCTTTACTATAGAA